AAATGAATCATTCCTAGAAAAGCGCCCCGATTCAGGGTTAACAAAACGCCTTCGTGGATACCGCAAGCGGCTGACTAACAAGGACGCCAAGCGTATTTTCGATGATAAGGCAGTCGCTATGCTTTTAGCATATGCATTCGAACCTTGGAAAATCGAGGCAGAGCTAAAGTATCTAGCAAACCTGACAGATGATAGAGGTCGGAAATTTTGCCGATCCATTGGAGAGTATGAAGATATCAAAGTTCAAATTGATAACTTCTTATCTGATGAGAAGCCATCATTTAGATGGAACTCTTACTATCAGGCTGCAATCCGGAAGGTAACACAGCGATATAGTGTTGCCAAACTTAAGTCCCTCAAATATTCTTCCTCAGAGGATATTTATGAGGCAGTCACTGACTGGAGCACGTCGGCCGGGTGGGAAGGTTATGTTAATAACCTCCGCAAGAAGCGTGACTTTCTGGGTGATGGGTTGATTCGTGTCCATTTGGAACGGGAAGCCGAAGCACTGAAGAATGGATCCTTTATGGACCCTATTATTCTTGGGACTCGTACTCAAGGTTCCGGTGCTTATGATGAGAATGGAGAAAGAACGCATACTTGCAAGATGAAACGTCGGTTTGTAAGTGTAGTAGCTTTGCATCCGATTATTACTGAAAGTAGGTTTGCGGAGCCTCTCACACAATGGCTAAAGGATTACGCTTATTCCGCGATAGGTAAGCCAGATACTTGGCTCACTAACTGGGTGAATGAGCAAAGGAGGAGTGGTCGCGATTTCATTAGCTTAGATTATTCTAAGTATGATAGCACTATTCCAAGTTGGTTAATCCGCTCAGCATTTGATATCATAAGAGCAGCTTTCAGCGAGTACGACGAACAGCTTTTGGCGCTTTGCGAGGAAGATTTTATCAATAAGAACTTTATACTTGCAGATGGGGTTGGCCACGCCACTCATGGAAATCCGTCAGGTAGTAGGTTCACAGCCATTGTTAATGGCATTTGTAATGAGATAATCACGGAAACGTGGTTAGCTAAATTCGGAATGGAAGCAGAGTATAATATCATGGGCGATGATAACTTAATCTACGTTAGAAAGGTAGCGGTAGAAGGCAGCCTCGTCTCTGATGTGTCCAACTATATAATGCATAATTTCGGAATCAAAGTCAATTCGGATAAATCAAATTATGGGGATTATTCCAAGGATCCGGAATATCTGTCAAGATATTGGTCATCGCACGGTCCTTGGCGTTGGTTTGGCGATATCATCAGTCTTATAGCATATCCTGAGAAATATCGTGATTATAATAATCCTTATGTTGAACTGACTCCGGCTCTTATTATCTGGTCTTACATACTTGGATATAAGAAGTCAATGGTTACGATAATTGACGTGCCTCGCTTTATGGCAGAGCAACATGTAGCTTTCGAAAACGTGAAATGGACCAAAGAATTGAGAGAGAGCATTCCATATAACCTCAGGACTTATGTGGAATCTATGGGCTTACATCATAAGCCTAATTATGAAGCTTACTTGGCGGACCTGCCTAAAGAAGCAGCATAACCAGGAAAGCCTATGAAATCTGGAGACATCCAGTACGTAATGGAAG